TTGGTCTCTACGACCCGGTACGGTGGGGATTTCACTTGGATGCGCCGCGAGCCGCTCATCCGTACCGGAATGACCTGATGGGATTCATCCAGAACATCATCAACCGTTTCCGGGCGGCACCGGAGAACCGTTACGAGGGGGCGAACAACTCCATCCGCCGCTCGTACCTCGACACGTCCTACACGTCGGCCCGCTTCGACGTCACCGCATCGACCCGGCAACAGATCGTCCGAAAAAGCCGGTTCTTCGAGCAAAACAACGCGGTGATGAACCGCCTTGGTGACCTGTTCGAGTCCTACACGGTCGGCAGCAACTTTTCGGTGCAGCCCGCATCCTCAGATCCCGAGTGGAACCTGCGGGCCAAAAAGTGGTGGGACATCTGGAGCCGATACCCGGATATCGGATCCCGGCAGTCGTTTGGGACTCTCATGTCGCTGGCCGCCCGCGGGTGGTTCTTCGACGGTGAGTCGTTCATCCTGCTGACCAAGGGCGAGACCGGGCGGCCGAGGCTGCAACTGATTGAGCCGCAGCAGATCGCCACACCCAACGGCCAAGAGTCGAAAGCGGACATCTTCGACGGTGTGCGGTTCGACACTCGCACCGGACGTGCCGTTGCTTACTTCGTTGGCCAAGAGCAAAAGCAGGGCGAGCTTTCCGACGTCCGGTCGCTGCCGTCCGATTCCATCGTCCACATCTTCGAGCCGCAGCGTGCCGGCCAGCTCCGCGGTTTGCCGTTCGTCGCCTGCGTCATCAACGATCTCCACGACCTAGACGACCTGCAGCGTCTGGAAATGGACTCCTGCAAGCTGGCCTCGAGCGTGGCGCAGGTCGTCAAGACCAGCACCGGCGAAGTCCAGGCAACGAGCCTGCGTTCTGGCGGCACCGGCCCCCAAGGCAGCGCACAGTCCTACTACGAGAACATTTTCGGGTCGGCCGTGAAGGTGATGAAGCACGGCGACGATTTCCAGCAGTTCATGTCCGACCGGCCGTCGGTCAATATGCGCGAGTACTGGCGGCAACTGACCGAGAAAGTCTGCGCCGGCATCGGCATCCCCTACGTCTTGGTATTCCCCGAGTCGATGCAGGGCACGGTCTACCGTGGGGCGCTTGATATGTCGTCGGTCTGGTTCCGAAGTCGACACCAGGTCATGGCGTCTGCCGCACGTCGCATCTGGGAATACGTCATGGAATACGCCATCCGGGTGGATCCGACGCTCCAGAATGCACCGGATGACTGGTACGAGGTGGCAATCCAAGCGCCCAGGGCCCCCAACGTGGATGTTGGCCGCAACTCTGCCGCGCAACTGGCCGAGCTTGGCAGCGGCGTGACCACGTTTGACGAAATCTACGGAGCCCGCGGCATCGACTGGCGGTCGGCCCTCGAATCCAAGGCGCAGCAGGCCAAGCACATCCGCGACTTGGCCATCAAGTACGGCATCGACGTCTCCGAAATCAGCACGACGCAGAAGGTCCAGATCGCGCCCGAACCGTTCGACGACGTGGCCGAGGACTCCGAGGGGGACCGATCCGAAAACGACAACGGCGACAACAACGGCAACGGATCCCAGCGCACTAACGGAAACGTCCTAGCCGTTGCACCTGCAAAAAACCGTGGGAAAAGGAGGAAGAAGAAATGACCAAGGTCAACAACTGGCTGAGCTACAGCCCGAGGGCCGCCGCAACCGAGCCGGCGACCATCCAGATCTTCGACCAGATCGGCGAAGACTGGTTCTCCAACTCCGGGGTCACCGCGAAATCGTTCGCTGACACGCTCCAAGCCGTCGGGCCTGGACCGCTGAATGTCGAAATCAACAGTCCCGGCGGCAACGTCTGGGATGGTCTGGCCATCTACAATATGCTGCGCGGTCGGCAGGCATCGGTCACCACCAAGGTGGTCGGTGTCGCCGCTTCCATCGCTTCAATCATCGCCCTCGCCGGTGACGAAGTGGAAATCGCCGACGCGGCGCTGATGATGATTCACGACCCGTCGGGTCTGGCCGCCGGCACTTCCGACGATATGCGGAAGATGGCCGACGCTCTCGACCAGCACGCCGCGATCTTGAGCGGTGTCTACGAGAAAAAGACCGGCAAAACCGCGACCGCGATCCGAGCCGCAATGAAGGCCGAGACGTGGTTCACGTCCGCCGAGGCCATCGACTTCGGTCTGGCCGATTCTATCTGCGAGAAGCAGCCGGCCATGCAGGCCAACGCCGCCCGCGCATGGGTGACCGCTGCGCTCAACAAGATTTCGTCCGGCGGCACTCCCGCTGCCGGCGATGGCGCGAAGACCGCGCCGACATCACAGACACCACACAACATGGAAACCAAGACCCCCGATCCCGTGGTGCCGGCCGCTCCCACCGCGCCGGCTCCTGCCGCCCCCACCGCGCTCGACGCTTCGGCCATTGAGGCCATCGTCGCCAAGGCCGTCGCGAACGCGATTGCCGCGAAGGCCCCCGCTGCCGCCCCGGCTCCCGAGCCGATCACCCCGCGCATCGAAAACCTCGGCAACCCGCTGCTGGAGAAGCACAAGACCTTCAAGGCCGGTGCCGACCGCCGCAAGTGGCTGATCGAAAACCACTCCGAGCTTCTGCGGCAGAACCAGATCCACGCCCCGCAGAACACCAACACCTTCACCAGCACCCTGGTGGTGGATTACCTGGCTGATGCGGTCATCACCGTGGCTGCCACCCGCCTGGCGCTCCTGGACGGCTTCACCCGCAACGTGGGCCTCGACAACCTCCGCCCGCGGGCCACCGTCCGCGTGAAGCGGTACACCACCGGCTCGGCCGCGCAGACCAACGCGACCAACTTCGAGACCAACGACGACAGCACCTTGGCCGCCACCACGGTGACCGTGAACCAGATCTCGAAGATCTTCAGCATCCAGAACGCCGAGCTGAATCAGGGCTTTCAGCTCGCGGATCTCGCCCAGGGTTCCGCCGACCTGTTTGCCTACGGCATCTCCGATGTCGTCACCGGCCTGATGGTTTCGGCCAACTACGACAGCCCGACCACCATCGGCACCGCTGCCAACTTCGACACGTCGGACCTCCCGGCGATTCTGGCGCTGGCCAAGAACTACCGGAGCAAGAACCTCGTGCTGGACGGTGGCCACATCGCCCGGCTGATGTTCTCGTCGGCCGCCAACACGTTCCCTGACGGCCGCCTCGCCGCTCTGGCCAACGGCCGCTTCGGGTTCGACCTGATCGCCGAAAACAACCGCTGGACCGGTGGCATCGCCAACCTGGCCGGGTTCGTCTGCGGCCCGGACGCCATCGCCATCGCCGCCGGTCTCCCGGTCGGCATGATCGCCGGCGAGTTCCTCGAGCAGCGCACGGTGACCACCAACAACGGCCTCTCCTGCCTGCTGTCGGTCTGGTACAGCCGGGCCTCGCGGTCGCACTTCGCCAGCTACGACATCATGTTTGGTGCCGGCGTGGGCGACGCCACCCAGGGCGAGCTTCTCATCACCGCCTAAGTCTGACCCATGCGACTCGCTACCACCATCGCCGTGGACAAGAACGGGAAATCCAAACTCGTTTCTGGTCCCGAAATTGACGCGACTCTCCAACGCGACAATTTCAACACCGCGACCGTCCCCGAGGGAGGCAAGCTCATCCTGTGGATACAGGGAGCCTTAGCACCGAAAGTCCGCAAAGGATAGTTCCAACCCTGGGGGCCTTGGTAATACGGCCAAGGCCCCCTTCCGAATCCCAGAACCATGGCCCTACAAGCTGACATCTCGACCGAGTACTCCATGGGGAGGCACGGCAGTTTCATCACGTCGTCAACCTCGACCCAGACGGGAGCCTACGCCGCCATCGAATGTGTGACACCGACCGTGTTTGTGTCGGTGACCGGCGAGAATATGAGCGGGTACAATTCCGCAACCACCTTCCCGGCCGGCTTCCAGATCCGCGGCATCATCTCCGCGTTCCAGCTCGCGTCTGGCACCGTCCAAGTGACCCTCGGACGCTCCTGATATGCGCTCGGCTCTCGGCATCGGAATCAATCGGGAAAGGCTGTCTGGCGACAGCACGACCGACCTTCCCGTCCTGCGCCGAGACCTGCTTCAGGAGGACAACTTTTTTGTTCTGCAGGAAGACGCCAGCAAGATCGTTTTCACCTTTGGAACCGCAGACCATCTCGACCTGGAGAACAACGATTTCCTGCTCCAAGAGGACAGCTTCAAACTTCAAATCCAATCCAACTGACCCATGCCTGACACCAAGATTACAGCCCTGACGGCGATCACGACCGTCGATCCCGCGGTGGATGTCCTGCCCATTGTCGATGTCTCCGACACGACCATGGCGGCGAGCGGCACCACGAAGAAGATCACCAGCAACCAGATCCTCGGGGCGGGTGGTACGGCCACCCTCGCCTCCGCCACCATCACCGGCGATCTGACGGTGGATACCAGCACCCTGAAGGTGGATTCGGCGAACAATCGGGTGGGTGTTGGGACGGCAAGTCCTGCTTCAACACTTGATCTGAGTGCCAACGACGGAACCATGGCTATCTTCCGTAGCTCTGGTGGTCTTTCCAATGATAAGCGTTTAACTGTTAAATCAGGAGGAGGGTCTGTTGTATTCGACATCTCTGATAATAGCAATACAGCTACATCAAGAGCTTACGAGTTCAATCAGGCTGGAACTCTATCCATGAGCCTAAGTGCAATAGGAAACTTTGCGGTTGGCGTTACTCCGAGTGCGTGGGGAAGCAACAATAAAGCAATTCAGGTTGGAGCAAACTCAGGTTCGATTTCATCGAGCGGTTCAGGTAATACGTCAAGCCGCTTCAGCCATGGATGCTATTTCGACGGCACCAACTGGTTGTATTCTGTTTCAAGCGTTGGTGCTGCTCGTTATGAAATTACTGGAGCCAACGCTGGAAGCACTCATGCTTGGTACACTTCTGCTGGTGGAACCTCTGGAAATACAATCACGTTTACTACAGGGATGACGCTCGACGCCAGTTCAAATCTGGCTGCTG